GACGCCCGTGACGATGGAAGATCCGGTGAGCAGGGGCGAAGCCCGGCGGATGATACGGCAGCTCTCGGACCCGAGGCAGTACGATCAATCCGATCCCAATCTGATCGCGCGATTGAGAATGCTCGACCGGATCGCGAAGTAACAGGCAAGGCGTTCACGTCGCAATACCCTGACCCCATCATAGGTGGGCTGGCAGAGAGTGCCGACATTCCGGGCTTGTCGGCTGACGCACAGGCGGCGTTGGCCGGGTATCGAGATACGGTCGTTAAAAACCGAGACGCGTTCAAAGCGGCGCGACCAGACCTGCACCCGATGGTACTGGATAGCCAAGGCAATCCGATTGTCGTATTCCACGGGACACAGACGCCTAGCTTCACTACGTTTAATACGGCCGCAGATCCTGTTTTTACTGCTGCGAACCCCGACACTGCGGTGACGTACTCACGGGAGTTCAAACGGGATATCACCGATAAACTGGCGCGTTTCCGCAATGAACCGGTGACAATGGAACAGGCCCTGACAGGCCCAGAAGTAGCGCGGGAATACGGGGTCGATATCAAAACCGGTGGCCAGATCATCAACCCCCAGTATATCTACGGACGGGTACCAGACGGGTCGCCGTGGCAGGATATACTGTTCCCCATCGGAGAGCCTTCGGAGTTTTTCGGGGGAGGCATCGCCCTGTCTACAGACCAGATGACCGCAATGCAACGAGAGCTGGGACTGTCTGACGCGGATATAGCGGATATGCGGCCGGAGCCGTGGTACGACGCGACCTACAACGCAGACGGACCGATGAGGCGGCAGGGCCCAGTAGTTGACATCCCGCACCCTACCGCACGAGACCTTCTGCGGCGCATGCAGGTGGACAGATCGGCACGCCGGATACGCTCGGACGCCTTATCCACGGAACCCGAAGCGTTTTTAGGGGGCGATACATATCCTCTGTTCGTGGATATGGTAAACCCGCTGGTTGTGGATTACCAAGGCCGAGAGTGGGACAACGCACCTCCTAATTTCGCGCAGGCGTCGCTGCAGGTGCCTGATGCGCAACCCGGTATGTACCGGATGCAGACCATGCGTTTTGATTTCGATACGTTCGGTGGCGAAGGCGGAGCGCGAGCCGCAGCAGAGCAATGGCTTACCGAGCAGAGGCGTCCGGGCTCTCGAAGCGAGAATGTGGATACCGGGGCAGATATACGCATTACAGACCAATGGGCCGTATACGCGCAGCAAAACGGGTACGACGGGGTTATCTTCCAGAACATTAGGGATAGCGGCAGTAAGACCGCGCCGATCGACGATGTGTTTGTGGTGTTCCGCCCCGAACAGTTGAAGCATGTGCTGGATAACGAAGGTACGTTCAGCAGGGACGATCCCAATATCCTGCACGAAGATCGCCAGACTGTTCCGCAGCTTGCCGAAGGGGTGAAAAAGTTCAACGCAGCGGAAGCCCGCGCCAAGAAAATCCTGCAGCCCCCTGCATGGTTGGATGTGAAGACCCAGCAAGGCTCCGCCCTGCAGGCGGCGGTGGATATCGCCAAGACACCCGGCGTGATCACGAAGTTTGCGCAGTTCGTCGAGACCCAGATGATCAACCAGCTGGCGCCGATCCGCAACTACGAGCTGGGTAAAAAAGGCCGGCTGGACGTCGGTATGGACAGTATGTTCAAAGCCGCCGAGATCGCAGTGAACGATCCGGGCCGCAACGAAGCCCTGCTATATTATGGGGCCGCCAAGCTGGGCCCAGACGGCCAGTTCCGAGTCGCGGAAGGTACGATCGGGTTGCACACCATGTTCAAGAAACTGCCTGACGGGCAGGCCGTACTTGACTGGATGGAGTATATGGGTGCGCGGCGGGCGCAGGAGATCCGCGGCAAAGGATTAGAGACGCCCCTGAGTGACGCCGACATAGCGTCCGGTCTGGCAAAAGAGACGCCGCTGTTCAAAGAGGTCGCGGCAGACTGGAAGAAATTCAACGACGCCAATGTGGATTTCCTTGTCGACGCGGGCCGGATATCGCGGGCATTGGCTGCAACTTTGAAAGCGGATGCCGCATACATTCCGTTCTACCGGTCGGAAGAAACGATGCAGGGTATCCACGATCTGATGGACGACGCAGGTATCCGCAAGGCCACCACGAGCCGCCGTGGCGGCGCGGTGTTGCAGCGTGACCCCGGCATCAAGAAACTGAAGGGCGGCAAGACGCGGCAGGTCAACAACCTGATCGAGAACATGATCCGCAACTCGCAGGCCATGATCGGCGCGGGCATGCGCAACATGGCAGCGAACAAGTCCTTTGATATGCTGGATGCTTCAGGTGACGTCAGCCTGCAGCCTGCCCGCCGCAAGACCGCCGACGGGGATTATGTTAATGTGACGGCACCCAAACATGCGGTCCGCATGTGGAAGAACGGGGGCGAATATTATGTCATCCCCGAGACCACCGATGCGATCCCCGTATTGACGGCGCTGGCAGGCATGCAGCCTGTGCGACTGGGCGGCATTCACAAGGCTATGGCTGCCGTTGGGTCGTTCTTCCGGCAGTCGATCACCCTGAGCCCGTCGTTCATCGTACGCAACATGATCCGCGACGCAATTTCCACAGGGGTTCTGTTCCAAGGCAAGAACCTCACGATGGAAAACAACATGTTCAAAGGCTTTATGTCGAGTCTGCGCCATAGTACCTCGCGGCAGGCATATACGGCACAGTCCGGCATGGGCGATTTCCGCTTTGGCGGCACGGATATCGGGCTCGGCAAGAACGACCTGTTGATCGAACTGGGCGTGATGCAGCCCACGAAGCTGGGCCAGCTGGGGTATCAGTTCCGCCGCGCCGTCAATAAGGTCGAAGAGTGGGGCACGGCGTCGGAACTGTCGAACCGTATTGCGGTCTACGACGCCCTTGTAGACAGCAATGTACGCCCCGATGAAGCGGCGTATCAGGCACTGACGATCACCAACTACAGCCGCAAGGGGGCGAACAGCCAGCTGCAGATGCTGCTGCCACTGGTGCCGTTCCTGAACGCCCGTATCCAAGGTCTTTCGCGAGTATGGGAAGACGCATCTGCCCGGCGCGGCAAGGATCGGCAGCAGGCGCTCATGAAGCTGGCTACCAGCGGCGCGATACTGGCAGCGTTCAGCGCGCTCTTATGGGGCTGGAACCACAGCGACGAAGAACGCCGCGCGGATTATCAGTCCGAGCCGTTGCACCGCCGCCTGAACTACCACATCATATACACCAGCGACGATAACCCAGTTCCTTTCCTGCGTAATCGTAAGTTCATGATCCCGAAAGCCTTCGAGGTCGGCACGATCTTCGGGACAATCCCGGAACTATTCATGCAGGCCGCGGTCGAGGGCGACACATCGGAGCTGGGCAGCGCCACGGTTATGACGCTGGTGAACACCTTCTCGTTCAACCCCATCCCGCAGGCGATCATGCCGGCCCTCGAAGTGATGACGGACTACAACTTCTTCACGGGCCGTCCGATTGAAGGGCAGCGCCTATCCGCTATGCTGCGCGAAGATCGGATAAACCCGCAGACGTCAGCGCTGGCCGCGGCTATGGCGCGATCAGGGTTGGGATCATTCTCGGGTCTTAGCCCTGTGCAGATGGAGCATCTGTTGGCCGGATATGGCGGGGTCGCCTACACGTCACTGGCCGCGTCGATCGACACCGTGGCAGGCGAGCTGGGTATGCTGCCTGCGCGTCCGACTGGGGTGTTTGGCGACATCCCCGTGGTAAACTCGGCGCTGGAGAATACGTTCCGCTCCATGTTCAAACAGCGTGATGCCGATCCGTCGAACCGCTGGGTCGAAGATTTCTACCAGACCCGCCAAGCTATCACCCAGATATATCGGTCCGCGCGGGCGGCGGCACTCACGGGCGATATCGAAAGGGCACGGCAGCTTCTGGCCAGTGCGCCGGCTACCCCCGCTGCGTATAAGCTGGTCAACCGGGCGGGTGCGCAAATGAGTGATATCAACAGTGCGATCCGCCAGATCCAGAGCGACCCCAAGATGTCTGCAGCCCAGAAGCGCCAGAAACTGGATACCCTCATCAACGCCCGCAACACGCTGGCCGCACAGGTGGCGAAAATCATCCGCGAGGCCGAAGAGAAGCAAGGCACGTCCTTCCGGCGGGTGGCCGCGTAATGGCGTCGAGACAACAGCTCCGCGCGCTGCAGCGGCGTATCAACGCCCTGCGCGAGCGCAATTACCAGATCATCGAAGACGGGATACATGCACCTGACCCCATCACGTTCGCGGAATGCGTATTGGGCGCCCCCCTCGATAGCTGGCAGAGGGAGTTCCTAGAACACGCCATTATTGACGCGCGGGTGGCAATCGCCGCCTGCCGTCAGTCCGGCAAGAGTACGATCGCTTCGCTCTTTATCGCGTGGTGCATGCTTTATATCGAGAATTTCACCGTGCTGGTGGCGTCCCGTTCGCTCCGGCAGGCCGCGTATTTTGTCGATAAGGTTCGGGAGTGGGTTCTGACGATGGTGCCGCCCCGCGCCATGACGGTTATGAACCGGCTGTCGCTGACCCTGCCGAACCGCAGCCAGATCATATCCATCCCCTGCGCCCAGCCGGATGCCGGTCGGGGCTTCTCGCCCCAGCTGTTCCTGCTGGACGAAGCCGCCTTCGCACCTGACGCATTGTTCACTGCTATCCTGCCGTCTCTCGCGGCCACCGATGGGGCAATGCACATGATATCGTCACCCAACGGTAAGGTCGGGCAATTCTTCGAGGCGTTCGAGGGGCATTCGCAAGATGTGTTCTGGACCCGGCGCGTGACCCACCGCGAGTGCCCGCGGATCACGGAACGCACCTTGATCAATGACCGCATCGCACTGGGTGATCTGCGTTTCCGGCAGGAATACGAGGCCGAGTTTGTCTCGGCAGAAGGGGCGTTCTTCGGGGCGATGGCACTGGATGCGTTTGAGAGTACCGAGGCGCAAGACTTGTCTTTGCTGGAGCTTGAAAGCATACTGGACACGACCTTGCCCCGACCCTCGCCCACTCTCGACGATCTATCCGCAGCATTCGACCGGGCACAGCGGGTCAATACGGAGATCATACGTTGAAACAGTTCAACAACGCAGACGACCTGAAAGAGCGCGGGTTCCAGCTTTTGACCCCGCCCGTAACGATTGTGTCGGTCGACCCTTCGGGCGACGGCGACGACAAAGACGGCGTGGTGGCTGTGTCGCGCGAAGAACACCAGCGCGGGATGGCGCATGATCCCGACTTCGCAGTTGAGTTTGTGTTCCGCATCTTGCTGGCCCACGAACTGCCGCTGGATTACGAGTTCCCAGATAAACTGGCGTCCCTGTTAAACCTCGACAAGCGCCTGCAGCGCTGGACGTCGCAGAAGCGCCAGAGCGCGCACTTCTTCGCCTTCGAGACCAACGGTGTAGGCTATGGCTATGCGTCGTCTTTCGCACGCAAGTCCAGCACGAGGGTCATCCCGTACGCCACCGTTGGGCGGGTAAGCAACACATCCAAGCCGCCGGGCAATGCCAAGGTCGCGATGCCGCGCCTCGACGCCCTCGACAACACCCGCATCCTGATCGAGACCGGATACCTAAAAGCCGCAACAGGGGCGCCGGGGCTGGACGTTTTACAGAAACAGATGCAAGCGTTCGTCTGGCGTGGTAAGAATAGACCCGAGGCGATGGCCGGGCAGAACGATGACCTCGTGCTTGCACTGACAGGAGCCTTGTGGGTGGGATCGAAAGTTATCCCGCCAATGCTGAAACAGGTCAAGATGCCGGGTGTGCAACGCAGACCCAATCACGGCCGAATGAGGGTGCACTGATGGCTGAAGATTTGGTCTATGCTGATAACGGCGACATCATAATCCCTGACGATACGGCTGATCAGCCCCGCGCGGATATCGAAGATACCCATGACGTCAATCTGGCAGAGATCCTGCCGGACAGTACCTTGTCCCGCATCGGGTCTACGCTCACCGAAGAACTGGCGCACGATCTAAATGGGCGCGCGGATCTGGAGAAATTGGCCGCGCGCTACATGGAAGCGCTGGGTATCGGCCCCGAAAGTGATCCTGACGATTTCGAGTATGAGTTCTCGGACACCAGTACGCACCCGCTGCTTTTGAAAGCTCTGACCAATTTTCAGGCGAAAGCCTTGTCGGCTATCATGCCGTCGCCGTCTCGCGTGGCGGACGCCGAGCCGGATATTGATCTCGACAGTATCGAAGATCCTGCGGTGCGCAAGCTGGCGCGACGCAATCTGGCCGCCGCAGCCGAGCGGGTACGGCGGTTCTACAACTGGTATCTCTTGGAAGCGCTGCCGTCCTACGAAGAGGACACCGATCAGATCATCCATAGCTGCGGGCTGCAAGGCATCGGGTTCCGCCGCATCGGGGTGGACACCACCTACAGCAAGACGCCGGTACGCCCGATGTCGGTAGAACTAGAAGACCTGATCATATCGTACGACACCAAGAACTTCCGTACTGGGCGCGTGTCGCATCGCCGCAAGGAGACCGCCACCGATCTGGTACGCGCCATGCAGAACGGGCACTACCGTGCGCGGGATGTGGTTGCCGGACTGGATTTCGACACGAGCGAGATCAGTAAGACCCGCGACAAGATATTCGGCGTGCAGCAGTCCATGCAAGAGGCCATGAGCTCGCACACGATATACGATGTGTTCACTTATCTGTTCCTTGAAGACGACCCCCACCCCCAGATGCTGGCGCGTCCCTATGTCGTGACTATCCACCAGCAGACCCAAGAGGTACTGGCGGTGCGGCGTAACTGGCGGCAGGACGACCCCGACGAAACACCGATCGAGCATTTCGCTGGATATGTGTATAGCCCCGGCCGCAACGCGGTCACGGCCATAGGCTTGGGGGCTTTGCTTACGAATATGACGCTCGCCCTGCGCAAAGCCCAGCGCCGTGCGCTCGACGCAGCGTATCTCGCGAACCACCCGTCCGGCTTCGTTGTCGGGGGCATGAGCATCCGCGACGACAGCACCCCGTTCAAACCGGGTGAACTGCGCCCTGTCGATGTGGGCAACGGCGACATCCGCCAGTCCATCATGCTGAACCCGTTCCAAGGCCCGGACGCAGGGCTACTGGGTATATACGACCGCATGAACGAGGCCGGTAAAGAGCTGGGCAATATCGCGTCTATCGACTTCGCGGCTATGATGAAGTCCGGTATCGCAGCGGGCCCCGCACTGGCTGCCTATGACGAAAGTACGGAGTTCCAGACCTCGGTACATCGCCGCCTATATCGCGGGCATGCAATCGAGCTGCGCATCATCCACGAACATATGCGGGCCATTTACGGCGGGAAGCGGGTACCGTTTGGGGCCGGGCAGTTCTTGGAGCCTGATGACCTTCTAATCACCAAAGTCATCCCCGCCATGAAACCCGGCCATGTGTCGAGGCAGCGGGCGCTGATGGAAGCCCAGACGATCTACGAGATCGCACAGGCCAATCCGCAAGAGGTCAATAAGCGCGAAGCCATATCGCGGCTGTTCGAGGCGATGGGTGCCCTGCAGATTGATGATATTCTTATTCCCGACCCGACAGAAGCGGAGATCCCTGCGACCGATCCGGTCAACGAATACATGCGGCTTATGCAGGGCCAGCCTCTGCGTGCCGCGCCGCAACAAAACCACCGCGCCCATATCGACGCCCACACCGCGCAGCTGCGAGGTTTGCAGACGTCGGACCTTCCTGTGGAAATGGGGCAGGTTGCGGCGGCCACGCTGGGCGCACATATCGCAGAGCATGAGGCGCTGGATATGATGGTGAAAGCCGCGTCCATGATGGGGCTGCCGTTTGAAATGCTCATGGAAGGCATACCGCCAGAAATGGAAGCAGAGATCGCACCGCAGCTGGCACAGGCCGTGGCGATGATCGAAGAACAGCGCCGGCCCAAAGACGACCAAGATCCGCGCATCATGGTCGAACAGATCCGGTCCGAGAACCGGCAGGCGATCGAACAG